GCCAGGTAGCGCCACAGCTTGGCGATGCCGCCCGCGGAGGACCGGCCGATGTACCCCACGTAGCCGGTCAGGGTCGAGCCGTTGCTGCTCGGCGTCGGAGCGGAGCCGCGCACGATGAGGCCTGCGTAGCGCCAGTGTGCGACGCCGTCCGTGCCCGTGGACTCCCACTGCACGACCATCTTAGGGGTCTGCTTGCGCGTGTCGTCGGCGGGGCGCTGCGACAGGGCCGCCCATTCACCGTTCACGGACGTGGAGCCGCCGAGGCCCGCGGCCGCGAACTGGATGGCGTCGGCCGGCGACGTGTCCCGAGTGATCTTGCCCTGGGTCGCCCCGGCGGCGCTTTGGAGGTCGTGGTAGAACGCCGACTGGACCGAGCGGCCGGTGTCGCCGAAGTCCGAGGTGTCGAGGAAGCTCGCCGCCTTGTTGAGCCGCACGAACTCGTCCCGCACGAGCACGTCGCCGGTCGCCGGGTTGGTCGCGGTCCAGGCCGTGACCTTCTCTCGCAGGCGAATCGGGAAGGCCGGCGAAAAGTTGACCACGCGGTCTTGGCCGAGCAGGATCCCGCCGCGCCCGGTGCCGGTGATCTTGCTCCCCGCGCTGTCCGTGATCAGTGGGAACAGGTTGAAGTTTTGGACCACACCGCCGTTGACCGTGATATTGCTGATGACGCCGGACAGGACGGCGTCCCCCGCCACCGTGGTCACAGTCAGCTTGAGGCCGACCGGCTGCTCAAAGTCGGTCGGAATATCCGCAAGCTGATAGGAAAAGGTGATCAAGTTGGTGCGGGTCCCGGAGTTCCAGCGCACCAGGGAGAAGGTCGCCGTCGCCGCGGCCGCGTCCGCCTCGAGCAAGAACCCGTAGCCCGTGATCCCGGAATAGTGGATCCCCGACGTGGAGTCGGACGTGAGCGAACCTCCCGTCACGCGGGCCAGGACGCCGATGCACGACAGCAACGGGCTGGAAGGGATGTTGGCCGGCGCGTTCTCGCGCAGGTAGGCCTGCACCTCGACCGCCACGTCCTCTTGCAGATAGGGCCGCCAGAGGAACCCGCAGGCCTTGTCCGCGGCCCCGCCCAGCCCGTGGGGGTATGGGTGGCCGTCGCCGTCGAAATCGCACAGCGTGCCGAAGGCAAAGCCCGTGTCCGGCCGGCAGCCGATCCACTGGGCCAGGAGCGACCCGTAGTGCGTGCCCCCCGCGTCGAACGTGTCCTGCCGCGGCCAGACTTGCGCCACGTCACACCCTCCCCGAGAGCAGGCCGCGAAGCTGCGGCGACTTGGCGACCGCCGCCGCGACCAGGTCGGTGAAGCCCCGCGCGTCGTTGGCGAGCAGGTCCACGACCGACCGCGCGTCCACGGCCTGGATGGTCAGGGCCAGCGTGTTCCCCCCGCCGCCTGCGCCCTCGACCTGGATGCCCACGTCGCCGTTGCTCATCCGCTTGACCGGGGCGATCAGCTCGGGCCCGGCCTCGCCGGCCAGGCCGACGCCGCCCCGCATCGGGAACAGCACAGGGCTCGACAGGACCCCGCCCTTGGCGAAGGCCGTAACCGCCTGGCCGCCTTGCATCACGTTGCCCTTGGCGCTCGGCGTGGTCGGGAAGGAGCTGGCCGGGTTGAAGAACCCGAAGGCCGAGTCGAAGGCCGCGCCGAAGGTCGCCTCGATGCCACGCGCCAGGCGCTGCTGGAGCAGGGCGTAGAGGATCGACCGGCCGAGGTCCTTGAAGGCCTCGCTCGCGCTCTTTGCGCCCTCGCCCATGCGAAACAGCGTGTCCGCGATCTGGTTCGAGGCCCCCTGGCGGAACGCCTGCTGCGCGCGCGTGAACGCCGTCTCCAGGGCCACGGCGCTGGATGCCGCCTCCTTGGCCGCCTTGGCGAAGACCTCGGTCTGCTTGGCCGTGTTCTCGTTGAGCACAGCCTGCGGCGTAGTCGGGGCCTCGGGCGCCACGCCCTGCGCCTTGAGCTGGTCGTAGGTCTCGACGAGCTTCTGCGCCGCATCGACGCGGCGCTTGTCCGCCTCGGCGGCTTTCCCCTGGGCGGCCAGATTGGTCGCGACCACGTCGCCGTACTTGGCTTCGAGCGCCTCGAGCTCCGCAATCAGGGCCGCCCGCTCCTCGCCGACGGCCTGGAAGCCCATCTGGTAGGCGCGGAGCTGGTCGTCGCTGAGCCCGCCAGCACCGAGCAGCAGCTCGCGCTCGGCCTTGGCCTCGGCCACGTCCAGGCGCTCCAGCTCCACTCGGATCCGCTGGATCCGCTCGGTCGGGTCGTCAGGCAGCAGCCCGCCCAGGGCCTTGATGATCGGCGCCGCCTGAGCTGCGATGCTGGCGACCACGGCGCCGGCACGCGCTGCCGCCGCCTCGAGCCAGGCGCCGGCCAGCTCCGCGCCCTGCTGGATCAGTTGCACGACCCCCTGAGGGCCGCCGATGCGCGCGATCGACTCCGCCGCCTGCCTGGCAAGCTGGGCGCCGACCTGGATGCCGACCTCGGCCAGGGCCTCCACAGAGCCGTAGAACACGCGGGCCAGCCCTTCGACCTTCTCCAGGCCACCAGCCGTTTCGATGCCGCGCAGGATCGCCTCGTTGAGCCTGGTGCCGAACTCGACCCGCAGGTCCGCCAGGGCCCCGCGCAGGCCCTTCATGCGGTTGGTGAAGCTGTCGGCCGTGCGGATCGCGTCGCCCTGGGCGTTCTTCCACCGGTCCATCAGCAGGCTGAGGCGCGCCACCACCTGCTGCTGAGCCGTCATCTCGCCCGAGCTGCGGGCCAGCCCGAGCCGGAACACCTCCTGCTCGACCTCGGCCGCCGTGAGCCTGGCCCCGAAGCGGTCCAGGGCTTCCGCGTTGCCGACCAGGCCCGAGCGCAGGAGCTGGAAGGTCTCGGCGTCCTGCTGGTCGAAGAACGATGCCAGGTCCACGCCGAGCTGCGTGACCGTCTTGGCCAGGTCCGTGGCCGTCTCCCGGCTGAACTGGAGCGACTGGAAGAACTGGCCGAAGTCTGCCAGGCCGGCACGCACTTCCTGGCGACCACGGCCTACGCCGCGGGCCAGGGCGTCGCCGAAGCTGGCGGCCTCCTCCTCAAGGTCGGCAAACACGACCGAGAAGCGGCTGTTGAGCTCCTGGGCGCTCGCCGCGGCCTCGCTCATAGAGGCCGAGATCTGCCGGATCGAGCTGACGAAGCGGGAGGCGAAGAAGGCCGACACGCCAGCCAAGGCCGCCAAGCCGAACTTGTTGCGGTTGACCCAATCGGCCACCTTGGTCAAGGTCGTGACGACCCTGCGCCCGGCGCCGACGATCAGGTCGAGCGCCCAGCGCCCCTTGCGGCCAAGCTCGTCCCAGACAGACGAGGTCTGGTTCTTGACCCGGACCAGGATCTCCAGCTCTTTGCGAACGTCAGCCACGGCCGTACAGCGCCTTCCGGCGCGCCTCCTCCTTGGCCTTTGCCTCCGCGTGACTCGAGCCGCCAGCCTCCCGGCGCTCCTTCTGCGCCTCCCACCAGGCGCGCTCCCCGTCCACGAACACGACGGCCTCGGCCCAGCCCGCCGACTGGTCGAGCCAGCCGCCGGCCGCAGGGAGCACTTGGCGCCCGTGGTACTGGGTGTAGGTCGTCATCAGCCTGTGCAGTCGCGCTTGGTCGGGCCCGTCGGCCGCCTGGATCTCTTGCCCCGGGCAGCGAAGCCGCGGGGCCCGCCCGGAGCCGCCACACACCGTGCAGCCGGCCCCAGGGCACTCAAGGCACTGAGACCACCACACGGCGCGCGGCGCCGGGGCTTCGCAGCCCCAGGCCTCGCGCGTAGCGGAGTCGCGCCAGGAGCACGTGCGGCAGTCGGGGCCGGGGGAACCGAGGTCCCCCCAGATGCTGGCGACCGCCGCCTGGATCAGTTTTTTTCGGCCGGGGCCAAACGGCCGCGCTCGGTGATGGCGTTGGCCAGCTCGGTCCGCCACTCGGAGTCCAGGCGGTCAAGGCTCACGTCGGTCACGTGCCGCGGGTGGCCCTTGACCGCCTCGAACGGCACCTCAGCGCCGCTGGCGTCGCGGAAGTTCGACCAGCCGACCAGCCCGAGGCGGAGGATGCGGAGCTTCTGCGAGCCGACGTTAATCCCGAGGTCCTCGCCGCGGCGCACCGCGAGCGAATCCTCGAGGTCGGCCTGCTCCCCCACCGTGAGGCTGCGCAGGCGGAAGACCGTTTGCTGCTCGGGCGGCAGGGTGCGATCGCACTCCAGGACGTAGTCGAACTCCTGGCGCGGGTTCAGAGCAATGGGCATGAATCAGGTGTGGAAGAGGATGAAGTCGTTGTCCACGCCGGCCGTGTTCTTGGCCACGCCGTGAATCAGGCCCGTGGTCAGGCGGAAGTTCGCTTCCCAGGTCGCACGCTGCGCCACGACCCCGCGCTGGAGGTTCCCGACCTGGGCGTGGTCGGCCTTCACGCGGAAGCGGTTGTACTGCGTCGAGCCCCAGGCCGTGTTGAAGCGGACCACGGTGCCGGCCAGCATCTTTTCGGGGAAGTTGTAGGTCAAGGCACCGGGCTGCTCGACCGTCAGCGACATCGAGGGCTCGCGGTTGTTGACCACGCAGGCAAGGTAACCGTTGGTTCCGTTCGCGCTTTCGCGCATCTCCAGCTGGTTGCCGAGGCTGATCTGCGCCTGCTGGAAAACGAAGTCGGAACCCGAGAGCGTGGTCGCGCCGTCGATGATCGTGGCGCCGGCGTTCACGTAGCTCGGCGGGGTGTACGTCGTGTAGACGGTGGCCGCCATGCTGTCGAGCATCGAGGAATTGCCCCAGCTCTTGTAGATGCCCCGGAAGGTGAACCGCAGGACGGCGCGGTCGTGGACGCGGAGGTCGATCTCGACGGTGCCGCGGGCCCCGTAGAGAATCATCAGCTCCGTGTCGTTGTAGAAGTAGATCGTCGCGGTCGGGTTCGTCGTGGCGTTGCCCGTGGTGACAGGCAGCCAGGCGTAGCCGATGGTCGCGCCACCGAGCTGGGTCGGGGTGCCGCCGCTGATCGAGGTGAACGTGGCCCCCGAGCGGCTGCCGGTCACAAGCTGGTTCCCGGTAAAAGCGGTGGGCGAAGGAGCCCGCACAAGGATATCGGAGGCGCCGGTGTACCAGTCGGAGATGGCCACCGCCGTTTCGCCGCCGACCTCGGTCAGGGTCTCGCCGTGCTGAATCGGTCCGCCAGTGATGGTGCCCCCGGTGACGCCGAGAGAATACAGAGCCTGCACTTCCATGCCGCAGGCGCGAAGCAACCGGCTCCACTGAGGGGCCGCCGTCCAGCTCGACGAGTTGCGCGTGTCGCCCGCCAGCTCGACGGAGAACCGAAGCTCCGCCGCCTGGGTGGCGCGGAAGTCCGGGTTGATGCCGAAGCTCTCGCGCACGAGGTTCCGCGGGAACACGTTGGGCAAGAACTCCAGCTCGGGCTCCATGACCCGGACGAGGTCGGCCGCGGCGAAGCTGATAGCCTCGGCGCCCTCGCCGGATTCGAGCTTGACCGCGATTTGCTGCTTGAGGTGGATGACGGGTGCCATGGTTCAGATGGGGGTCGTTTGGTCGAAGATCGGGGTCCGGTAGTGGATCTCCCACTCCATCTCGGCGCCGGCCAGCGAGTTCTGGTCGAGCTCGAACGCAAAGTCCGTGCTGACGTGCTGCACGTCGATGCACAGGCCTTTGAGCTGCGGGTCCGCAAACAGGGCTTTGCGGATGTCCGCCTCGGTCTCCAGCACGCGCTGCTGGATACTACCGTCGCCCTGGCTCCCGAGGTGCATGAAGGCGATCGTGACGCGCAGCCGTCCCGTGGTTGCGTCGGTCATCATCTCGCCGCGGTCGGCGTACTCCGTGCCCTGCGGCACGATTGTGAAGGCCGGATAGGGGCCTTCCATCAGGCCGGCCAGCCCGCGGCGCACAGCCTGCGGGGTGTGGTAGTAGCTCGCGCCCTTGACCACGTTGGTCAGGCGGACCTCCAGCTCCCGCAGGATCTGCTCCGAGACCGGCGGCGCCACCGGCTCCAAGCCGGCAGCGCCCACCAGCCACTCCGCAGCCATGCGGAAAGCGTCCTGGTCGTCCTTCGCCGTGTGCGTCTCGCCGTAGCCGCCCGCACTCGAGTCCTGGAAGACCAGGCGGCAGTTCGTCTGCCACCATTCGGGGTCCAGTTGCCTGAGCCGCCGATAGAGGATGGCCATGTGCCACCCGTCGTGGAAGGCCGTGATCTTGTCCGAGATCACAGGCTGGTCCGAGCCGTTGAACGCGAAGTCCGCCTCGGTCGCAGCCGGAGTCAGCCCCGAGAACACAGGCCCAGGGCTGTAGAGGAAGCCCCGCTGGGTCGCGTTCAGCGCTTGGACCCCGGGGTATAGGGTTTGGTTGATCCCGTAGCTCAGCGGCGAGAACCGCACCTGGTAGACGCTGAACGTGTCCGAGCCGCCCAGGGACGCGCCGGCCACCTGGTTGACCGGGTTGGATTGCTTCGGCGCCCACTGCTGCGGCACAGCTCCGGTGCCGGACTGCTTGTGCGCCGACCACCAGGCGTGCGCCTGGAGCACGATGAATCCCGCCGTCCGGGTCGAGATCCCGGCCCGGAACTGTCCGGCCGGCGTGATGGCCGTGTCCGCCCAGTTGGGGCCCAGAGCCACCCACATCGCCGGGGCCGAGCCGCCCGAGCGCCCGGCCGTGAAGATCTTGTCGGGGTTGATCCCGATCGTCGCCGAGTTCTCCTTGAGGTACTGCACCGCGTGGCACGCGGACTTCATGCAGTTGGGGAACCCCGGGTCGTTCCAGTGCGCCTGCTCCGGCGGCGTCGTGATCAGCGGCGGGTCGAACGTGCCCGCGCCAGGGGGGCCCCCGGCGGCCACGTCCTTCGTCTGGCACGTGTTGGCGTAGACCACGACGCAGCCCCGCGTCAGGGCCTCGAACAGCAGCACCTGCGCCGTGTCGATTGTGGCCGGGATCGTCCCGCCGATGAAGCCAGGGTTCTCGAACCACAGCAGAACCGGGTACCCGCCGGCCGGCGCCGGCAGGGTCGGGAAGAAGATCGACAGGCGCTCCGTCGCCGTCGCCGTGACGAACGTGGACGTGTAGGTCACGTTCGTGTAGGTCGGGCTCGGGGCCCAGGACGCAAGCGGCATTAGGTCGCCTCCTGGCGCCCAGAAGCGCAGTTAAACGGCATTAGAGCGCCTCCTCGAGCACAGCGGCCGCCTGCCAGCGCGGCCCTGCGGGGGCGCCAGAGCGGAACTCCAGGAAGTGGACCAAAAGCGGCGACTCGCCAGGCGGGGCCCACAGCACGGGCTGCGCCCCGCCAAGGCTGGACTCCCAGGTGTCGAGCAACGCCGCGTGCTCCGCCGTGGTCAGCAGGTCCCAGCCGACGGCCCAGCGGCGCACCTCGCGCTTCGACGTGGTCACGCTCACCGTCTGCGAGCTGGCGCGGGTCTGCACCATGCCCTCGGCGCGCGAGGACGACAGCTCGCGGCGGTAGTTCTGCGGCTCGACCCGGGCCGGGTTGACCGTCAGCGGCAGCGCAGGGTTAGCCACGGCGGTCCTCCAGGATCTGGGCCCCGGCCTTCTCGAGCATCACAGCGTGCACAGGCCCAAGGCGCTGCCACTGGGCAAAGAAGCCCAGGCGCGGCGGGATCCGCACCGACTTGCGCAGGACCCACAGCGCCACGGGCTCCCCGTCGGTGCCGGTCCCGTAGATCACCGGGTTGCCGCCCTTACTCCGGCGGATGAAGGTCTCTCGCAGCTTGAGGCCGGGGATCTTCTGCGCCGTCATCCAGGTCGAGCCCACCTTCGTAGGCCGGGCGCCCTGGCGGACGACCCCCGCGCGGGTCAGCACCGCCGGAGTCGGGATCGTCAGGTACTTGCGCCGCCGAGGGCGGACCACGCCGCCGAGCTCCTGGATGCGCGCGTAGGAGATCGGCCCGGCCACGTAGCTCGACGCCTTCACGTCCTTGCCCGCCGATTCGTTGGCCCAGCGCATGGCGTTCCGCAAGGCGCCGGTCCGCTTCTGGAGCACCGTCCCCGTGTTCCGCGGGCCCGTGTAGCCCCGGAAGCTCTTGATCATCCGCTGCGTGTGCGCCGCCACCATGCGCGTCGAAAGGGCCTCCCCCTCCGTCTGCACGGCCAGGCCGCGGCCCTTGAGGTACTTCTCGAGGCCCGCGAAGTTGTGGGTGACGCGCAGCTCCGCCATGGTCACGCCATCCAGGTGATGCGCCGGTAGGGCGTCAGGATCCGCTGCACCACAGGCAGCAGGTCCACAGCCCCGGTGTAGTTGACGCTCGAGCCGCCCTGGTCCGAAGACTGCGGGGCCAGCGCCAGCCGGCGGCGCCATTCGTGCGTGACCTGCTTCTCGCAGGCGTCCGCCAAGGTCGGGTAGGCCGCGATCAAGGCCGTCGTGTCGGCCGCGAGCCCGCCCGTGTAGGTGATCTTCCAGGCCAGCGGGCCCGGGTCCCGGGTCTGCCGGAAAAACAGGATCCCCGACTCCGCGTCGAGCTGGTACTCGTCCGCCGTCAAGGTCTCCATCCCGTCCACGAAGTCGCCCTCCGCGCTGTGCAGCACCGTCGCAACCGTGGTGACCGGGAAGCCCCGGAGCTGCACAGACTTAGACCCCGCGTCGCAGGCGTAGAACTCGGTCCGCGCCGAGGTCGTCGTGTGCCGGTCAAGGAACCGCTCGATCGTGTCTGAGACCGAGGCGATCAGGTTGTCCAGCGCCGCCGACTCGAGCGCGGCCAGCGTGCCGGTCCCGATGCCGAGCAGGGTCGTAACCCGCGAGGTGGTCGTGAGCAGGAGTCCCATCAGGAATCCTCCGGGTCCATCATCCGGGTCCGGTAGAGCCCCGCCTGCCGCGCCACCGAGGGATCAAGCTCCCGGTCGTCGGCCAGGCGAAGCACGCCGGCCTCGACCATCGGCTGCGCGTCGGCCTCGGACAGCATGACGCGCGTGCCGGCGGGGAACGTGACCATCTGCTGGTCCTCGGTGACGACGTACCAGGGGCTCACGTGACGTTGAAGAAGTAGGCGTAGTCCTGGTCGCTGCCGTAGGCGGGGTTTGCCAGGGTGTAGACGGCCGTCCATTCGGCGGTCGCCCCCTGGGCCCCGGTAATCAGCGCGGCCACGCGCAGGTAGCGCGGCTGGGTCGCCAGGCGGATCAGGCCCGAGTAGAAGGTCGGCGTCGAGTTCTCGTCGAACACGATCGCCGTCGGTGCGATCGTGGTCCAGCCGTCCGTGCCGTTGACGGACGACTGGACCGCGAAGGCGACCGTGCCGCCAGTGACATCCCCAGGAATCACCCGAACTTCGATCACGTCGAACGACTGAGTGTCGATCGCCGCGCCGGTCACGGTCTCAGAGCCCCCAGCGCCGACCGTGGTGGTCGTCGTCGCGTAGGCCAAGCCGGGCTTCCAGGTGGTTTCAGGGGTCGATTTCATGGCGGCCTCAGGTCAGGTGACGTTGAAGGAGAAGGTCTGCTCCAGCGACTTGGCGTAGTCGGCGTGGACCAGGATCACCGTCACGCCGTACACGCAGGCGTTGACGTTGCCGGCGGTCGAAACGACGCGCAGGTACCGACGCTTGCCGTGCAGGCGAACGAGGCCCACCTTCACGGTGTTGTCGTCCGCGTTCTCGACGGCGCTGTAGGTCGCACCGGTGATGTCGGTGTAGCCGCCACCCGACGCCGGGTCGTCCTGCACCTTGATCAAGAGGTCGGCGCTGTCGTTGAGCGCACCGAAGTGCATGACCACCAGGGCGTACTCGTAGCCCAAGGCGTCGATCGCGGCGCCATTCTGCCCCGCGGTGTAGCTGGCCGGGTTGATCCCCGGGACAGCCTTTGCGATGGTTTTCGGATCGAGTTGCATGTGCTGGTCCTCCTGGGATCAGGTGGTGGCGAAGTTGTCGGCGGGGACGAAGCCCTTGCCCTGCTCCACGATCACGTCGTGGTCCATGAACGCCGTGACGGTCAGCACGTCCTTCGACTGGTTGGTGCCGACGTACCCGACCTTGAAGTCGAGGCCGCCCCAGTGCAGCGCGATGGCGGCGCTGAAGTCGCCGTACAGAAGGAACTCGTCGTTCGAGGCCTTGGCCGGGGTCGTCTGGTTGTATTCCAGGAACGGCAGGCCAAACAGCGAGGTCAGACGGCCGCGGTCGTTGGTCGGGACGAGCTGGCGCCCGTCCGCGTCCTTGCAGTTGGCGATCTTGCGACCGACTTCGGCGCGAGACACCCAAGCCCAACGGCCGGCCGGGTTGTCGTAGAGGTTGATCGCCGGCGCGTACACCATCTCGCGCAGCTTGTCGGTCAGGGTCTGGTTCGCGCCCGAGTAGGTGATGCCAGAGAAGTTGACCGCCGTGGTCAGGGTCGGCACGTTGGTGATGCCGCGCGGCTCCGACGCCGAGCCGGCGCCGAAGAAGATCGTGCGGTCCTCGCGCAAGGCCAGCTTGCGGCCGATCACCTGGCGCACGCGCGCCTCCATGGCGATCGCCGACTGCATCCGCATCCCGCGGGTCAGGCTGGTCTCAGCCCCCATGGTGTGCGGGCGAGCGTTGATCACCGAGTAGGTGTTCTCGCTCGCGGTCATCGCCTGCTCCGCCTCGGTGTCGATGTAGTAGGCGATGGTCCCGCCCTCATCGACGATCCAGGAGAAGTTGCCGCGCAGGCCGTCCATGCGGCGCACCCCGGCCTGGTAGGCCACGGCGTTGGCATCCAGCTCGGGCACGATCGAATCGAACATGACCGTGCTCGGCACCAGGGCGCCACCGGCCGCGTCCGTGCCGATGTTCATGGCCGCCTTGGTGATCTGGTCGCTGCCGATCTGGTCGCGCAGCTGGCGGATGACCTCGGCTTCGAGGCCGTGGCTCTTCGCCTTCCAGGGGTTGAAGTTGAGGGCGTTCGGGGCCTGCTCGGCGATGCCAAGCTGGATCGCGCGCCACAGGCTGAACTTGCCGTCTTCGCCGTTCTTGGCGTACTCGATGCCCGGCATGGCCGCGCGGGCGGCCTCTTGCTTCGAGGCTTCGAGCTTGCTGATCAGGTCTTGCTGGGCCTTGATCTTGGCCTCCAGCTCGCCGCGCAGCTCCTGCGTGGCGGCGTCCTGGCGCTTGGCCAGGTTGGCTTCGAGGCCCTTCTCCAGGCCGTCGAGGCGCTTGTCGAGATCCTTGAGGATGTCGGTCACGATGCGTTCCTTCCGAGCCGTCGGGCTCGTTGATCGATGAGGTCGAGCAGTTGCCCCGCGTCGTATCCCCGGCCGGCATCCGACCCCCGAGCGTCCGCCCCTGCCGGGGCACTCAGGCGATCACCAAGCTGGGCCACAGCGCGCTCGATGCGCGCCAGCGACTCCGCGAGTTCTTCCGTGCGCTGAAGCGCGCGCTCCCAGGGCAGCTCCGGGCGCGGCACAGCCGAACGGCGCGCCGACATGCCCTCGAGCTGGCGCAGCAGCTCGCGCTCGGTCTGGAGCGCGCCGCGCACGTAGCTGTCCCCCTCCTCCTCCGTGATCACACCGGCGCCGATCGCCTGGCGGACCGAAAGCTGGAGCGCGTCCGGGTTCGCCGGCACGCTCACAAGGCTGATCTCGAGCAGCTCCTGGCGCAGGAACATCACCCCCCAGTCGCCAAGCCCGAGCTGCTGCCGGCGCGTCTTGTCGCTCACCGTGTCCACCTCGAGCGGCAAGAACCCGACCGAAGTAGCCTTCAAGACCCCGGCCTTCGCCAGCTTGTAGCGGCTGTCCGCCACCGGCGACGCGCCCTCGGGGGCGAACGTGATGTCGCCCCAGAGCTTGCCGAACCCCAGGTCCTTCACGTGCTGAGGGCTGTTGCCGATCGGCTGGTCCGTGTCGTGGCCCCACAGCGCAATCGGGTTGCCCGAGAAGTTCGCCGTGTCCCAGCCGGCGACGCGGATGATGTCGCCCATCCGGTCCACCTTCTCCGAGCTCCAGACGTAGCGCAGCGTCCGAGACTCCTCGGAAACGACCTGCACCTCGTCCGCGTGGGCGCGGATGCACGTGCCGCCTTCCAGCTTGGCCTTGAGCACGGCCG